AAATGCTGAACTACGGCGTTGATGGGTGTAAAGCAGCAGTTTCTTTCTTAAAGGAACTCAGAAAGATGCTAGGCAATCAGGAGAGCTCTGGTTTCATGCAAACCAAGTGGGATGGCGCTCCATCAATTATTTGTGGGACAAATCCTATGAATGGTTTGTTCTTTGTTGGAACTAAATCTGTATTCGCAAAGACCAATCCTAAGTTGTGCTACACACATGAAGATGTTGATGCTTTTTATGAAGGTGATCTTGCAGTAAAACTCAAAACATCTTTGGATTATTTTTCTGGACTTGGAATTGATGGTGTAGTGCAGGGTGATTTGTTATACACCGAGTCCGATCTCAAAACTGAATCTATAAATGGTGAACGACTTTATACTTTCAGACCCAACACTATTACATATGCTATCCCAACCGATCATCCCATTGGTGTAGCAGCAAAACGAGCAAAGATTGGTGTAGTTTTTCATACACATTACACTGGAAGTTATGTTCCAGAAATGCAAGCAGCAGCAGGTGCCAAAGTAGATGGTAATTCTGATGTATTGGTAGTGAAAAACGATACACCAATGCACCGTGTTGGATTCTCTAGAGCAGAGATGCAAAAGTTTGACAACTACATCTCAAAGATTGAACGCATGTGTCAGATCTGTGGTGATTTCTTGGATGAGTTGGTTGACCTGAGTGGTAGCACAGGTGATGCAAAGTTTCACATCTCCACATATCTAAAGCAGTTCTTTAATAGTGAGATTAAGAACGCTAGGAGCATCGGAAATGTAGATGAAGCAATGTATGACATGCTTAACTTCTATGGTGCGAAGATGGAGAAAGAACTTGCAAAGATCAAGACAGTTCCAAACCTAACCAAGAAAAGAAATCTTGTATACAACAGTCAAAATTATGTTGTTGACAATGTATACAAGTTTAAATCTATGCTGGCATTGTATAAAGAACTGCAGGCAGTGAAGCAAATGGTTATAGATAAACTGGACCACCTGGAAGAGTTTAGGACTTTTGTTCAGACAGACAAGGGATATAAGGTCACAACTCCTGAGGGATATGTTCTGCATAAAGATGGCAGCATGATCAAGTTTGTCAATCGCTTGGAGTTTGCATACAATAACTTCACTCTACAGAAGCAATGGCGTTAGATTGTAATACTTGCTACTTTACTTTTGGTAGGTTTCAACCACCTACTACTGGTCACGCTGAGAACTTTGCTGGTGTAAAACGTGAAGCAGGTTCTCATGACTATCGTATCTACATTTCACAAACTGTAGATAAGAAGGGTAGCAATCCATTACCTCCTGACCGTAAGTTGCATTACATGAATAAGATGTTCCCCGAACATCGTGGTAAAATATTTTCTGGACCTAAACAACCTGTTGCTATCCTTCAGGATCTGATGCTTGCTGGATATAATGAAGTAGTATTCCTTGTAGGTTCTGACAGGGTTTCTGCTATGCAGTTCCTCCATAAATACAATGGAAAGGATTTCTCGTTCAGGAAGATTGAAATAAGATCTTCTGGAAGTAGAGACGCTGATGGTGATACATTCGCTATTTCAGGAACGAAGATGAGACGTGCAGCATTTGCTGGTGACTTCAAAACATTTCGTTCTGGTATTCCTAGAGCATTAAATGATAATGATTGCCGTGCTCTTATGAAAGAGATACAGGCAAATTTGCCCGCTAATTTTAAATGAAAGATTTCAAGAAACTGAGAGAACAAGCACTCCGTCAAGCACATCGTCAGAATGATGTGATCTCTGAGGGAGATATCGTTATGTCTGCTAGAACTGGCGATAAAGGAACAGTTCATCGGACTGGTGTGAACTATGCAATTGTGGTTACAGAGGATGGAAGAATGTTTAGGGAGTGGGTGAAGGACATTCGTGCTATAAATAGACCATAGAAGATCTTCAATTTTAAACAATGGATAAGCAGAGACCTGTTAATAAAGTAGTACATAATGATGCCTACTCTGCATCTCTAATGGAGATGTATACTAATTGGATGGATGGTGACTGCTTCCAAGGCAGTAATATCTCTGAAGCATTTGATGGTATGCAACCTCAATCTCATGGTGCTGAGGTTGAAGATACTACTAAGAAAAAGAAAGAAGCAAAGAAAGAAAAATCTGTTGCCGAAGAAGTTATTCTTGAGCGTGAAGAGATTGAAGTTGATGGTGAGACAATCATCATTGAGAAAAAGAAAGGTCTAGATGGTAAAGCTTGCTGGAAAGGATACAAGCTTGCTGGCACTAAGAAGAAAGGTGGTAAGACCGTTGACAACTGTGTCAAGGCAGGTTTTGAACCAGAAGGTGAGGAGATCAAAGAGAAGAAACTTGATCCAGTAGGTAAGGAAGATAAGGACATTGATAATGATGGTGATCATGACAAGTCCGACAAGTATCTTCTCGCACGTCGTAAAAAAGTTGGTAAAATTCTTGCAATGAAGAAGAAGAAATGATAAATGATTTGAATCATTATATTATGAGACAGGAAAAATTTATTCCTGATGAACTTTGTAATAAACTTATAAAAAATTTGGATAAAGTAGAATTTGAAACCCACCAGTTTTATAATTCTTACACTAAAACTTATCAAACAGCATCTGATAGTCAAGAATTGGAATCTACATTTTCTGATGTAGATGGGAAAGACGATTTGGGCAAGTCCTTGTGGTTTGCTATAAAAAATTATCTTGAGTACATCGATATGCCTTGGTTTACCAGTTGGGCAGGGTATACTACAATTAAAATAAATAAGTATACTGAGAATAAAAAGATGGCAATTCATTGCGATCACATTCACAGTATATTTGATGGAGAATTGAAAGGAGTTCCAACATTAAGTGTCTTGGGATTTCTCAATGATGACTATGATGGCGGTGAACTTGTAATGTTTGATGATCAAGTTTGCGAGGTTAAGAAGGGAGACCTACTAATCTTCCCATCAAATTTCTTATACCCTCATAAAGTAAACCCTGTAACCAAGGGTGTGAGATATTCAATAGTTAGTTGGGTCTATTAAATGAAGAACTTTAAACAACTCCGCGAAGAGTGTGAGTGCAAGGACAAAGAACGTAAGTCCAAGAAAAAACCTGTGGAAGTAATGCCACAGATCAAGGATAACAACGGTCAGAAGATGGGCGTGAAGTGATAAATAATTCATGCACTATGCGCTGATATCATGCTTGCATTTCTACTTCCCCTTGCGGCTAAGATCGTAAAGGATGCCGTTGCTAACGTACCTGACAACGAAGAACTAGGTGAAAAACTAGTTGAGATCTGTCTACTTGTTCTCAAGAAAGCAGTCACACTCACCAAGACCGATATGGATGATCAACTATTAGAGGTAGTTGAGAAAGCAATCGCAGCACGCGAAGAAGAGTGATACTTGGGGGACACAAGTCCCCCTTCTTTATAAATAAACCTAGTCACAGTATAACTTGGAGCGTATCAATGTCTCTATACGGAAGAACTGACAGCAATGCCAATGTCACCAAGGCTGGTAGAGGCATCGCAGCGTCATCACAAGCAAAAACCGTTGTCTTCGTTGATGAAACAGAAGCATCACTAGCAGTAAACAAAGCTCGTGGTATTAATGCACCTGGATGGTGGTCGTACTACACCTTTACCGATAGTTCAGGTGCAACACGCCATAAGGCAGAGCATTTAGTAACTCTTGCTAATGCTGACATCAATGCTAATGAAACTCAGGCAGACGACGCAATCGCAGCAGATACTGAGTGAGGATGAATGAACTTCAGTGAATTGAATCAGGACAACTGGGTCCTTTTTGCCATTAAAAATTATAATAATCCATCATCGGTCACTTACTCTGACTTCGAGTGTGACCTTAAGAAGTTCAAGTATATAAAAAGATTATTCAAAAGACATGAAACTACTGGTGAGTTGAAAACACATTTGATATTAAATCATATTATTTTGTTGTATAATGTTTTTGGTGACGCTGCCACACCACTTCTCTTTTATAAAATAGAACGGAAGTACTGGTCGATACTAAAATCATTCCTATTGTTTTTAGATAGGTTACCACCATCACTAAATAAAGATATCAACGAAACATGTCTGAAAGAATTGAACCTGCTATGAGTGATATTTCCGAAATGGTTGCAGGAGATGGTGGTGGTCTTTCAATGCCACCAGCATTTGTTTTTGTCAATCCTAGACAGCATCGTCGCTATAAAAAGAACAACCAAGATAAGGTTGATGGGCGCACATCTGGTGCCCGTGCTCTAATGTCTCGCCTCAATCGTAGAAAAATGAAAGAAGAATTAGAAAATACTATTTCAGAAGCTGCTCCTTCCGAAACTGAGAGAGCACAAAAACAGATCGGTCAGATGAAAAAACTGAACCGTGCTAAGGATCTCCAGAAAAAGAGAGACGAGGCAAAGAAAAAAATGCAATCCAAGACGAAAGAAATGGATGTATTGATGCGAGCACGTCTTGCTGACTTTAAAAAGAAAGCATCGTCGCAAACATCGAAACTGAAAAAATTGAACAACTCTGTAGAATTAGAAGGTGAAACTATTATGGAAAATCAAGATGTTGTACAGGTTGCACTAGATGTAGCAACCAGCGAACTCAATCCTAGTGGCGAAACTAACTTCGCAAAGATTCAGTTTGGTGATGGTTCCACACAGAACCTAGATAACTTCTCAGCAAAGCGTATTGCTGCTTGTTATGCACAGTTAGATGATACTCACAAGCAACAGTTTCAGTACATGCTGAACAAAGATGCTACCACGTATCAATCTGCCCTTGACTTTGCTATCCGTAACGTCTGATAGGAATTGTCCATGGCATTTGGTCTTGGAAAACTTGCCGTATTAGAAAGTAAGTTAGATATCTACGAAGATTTGTCTAAGGAAATGTTAGACAAGTTAGAGCGTGCAGTCACAACTATCTCTGAGAATAGTCAACGTGTTGCTATTGTATTGGAGAGGCACGAAACTCGTTTAGATGAAGGTGATAAATCAAATCAACTCATTATTAAAATGATTGAAGAGATGAAATCACAGGAAGAAAAGAATCATCAGATTCTGCATGACCGAATTGATAGAATTCAAAAGAAAGTTGACAGCAATCAGAAGTTTGTTGTTGGTGTCACTGCTGTTCTGACCACTATTGTGGCAGTGTTACAAGTGGTCCCACCTATGATAAAAGTATTGACTCCTCAGGTGTCCTCTGCTACTATGGATGCAGTGGTTATGCCTGTTAGTGAGCTTTCTTGACGTAAAGTATATCAACTTAATATCCCCTCGCCTGAATCTCTTCAGTCGCAAGAAGGCAGACCTGTACAATTTCAGGTGTCCTTATTGTGGTGACTCACAGAAGAGACGCAATAAGGCGAGGGGATATTTGTTTAAGATCAAGAATGACTTTGTGTTTAAATGCCACAATTGTGGTATGGGCAGAACACTTTCCAACTTTCTTAAGGATCAAGATAGTTTTCTCCATGATCAATATGTCATGGAGAAATTCAAAGAAGGTAGATCTGGCAAGGGAACTACAGTACCCACTCCAAAATTTAATTTTTCAGAACCAAAATTTGTTAAACGTGATACCGATTTACAGAAAATTTCTGACCTAAATATTTCTCACCCAGCGCGAGTATATCTAGAACAAAGAGGCATCAAAGATCTCGATTATTTTTATTACTGTCCAAAATTTAAAGAGTGGACAAACAAGCAGAAGAAGACATTTGATACCCTCAGACAAGATAGCCCACGCATTATTATCCCATTCAAAGACAGAGAAGGCAACCTATTCGGATACCAAGGCAGATCGCTTGCCCCAAAGGCAAAACTCAGATACATTACGATCATGCTGGACGAGGAACAACCCAAGATCTTTGGACAGGATAGAATTAATACAGACGAATCAATCTATATTGTAGAGGGACCCTTTGACTCAACGTTTATTAAGAACTCGGTTGCTATGGCTGGGTCCGATGCTGATATTAGGTCGTTTAATTGGAGCGATCATATTTGGATTTTTGATAACGAACCACGCAATAGAGA